ACCAGTGGCAGTAGCACCACCACCTACAGCTATTGACCTATTACCACTTGCAACCGCAAGTCTGCCTAAAGCTATACCATTAGAACCTGTAGCAGAAGGTTTTGTAGATGTCCCGTCATAGTTCTCAGCATACAAATCAAGGGCAGCACCACCACCGCCACCAATAGCTGTGCCGTCTAAAAGTAGGTCAGTACCGTCAGAGCTAAGTGTAACGCCGCTGCCTGAGCCTGTGTGATCTAATTCAATCTTACCCATTATGCGTATGTAACCTCGCTTGTGTTGACCGTGGCAACCCACCTAATGTTTGTAGCTGCTGCGCCAGTAACCTCTATCTTCAAGCCGCCGTTGGTTGTGTCAGCAGTAAGTGCAATGTCCCACGCAGAGGCACCAGCCGAGGCATACAGCTTATTCTTGATGCCATTGCCAAGCACAGTCGATGCTGCGTTGGCATCACGCAGCAATGCACCCTTGATCTCCCAACTTGCGTAGTCACTGCCAGCCGCTGCGCTTTCACGAGCAATGATTGTACCGCTGAAGCTGTATGCTGAGTTGTTGGGCAGGATGACTTGGTTGGTGGTGCCTCGTGTAGTGTTTGGCCCGTTAGTCACCATTGCCTCTGGCGTAGCATCCGTAGTGTCAGACCGCAAAACATAAATAGACGCTTGGCTGTCACCCTGATCGCTAAACGACTCACCGCTAAAAGCGAACTGACCTTCAATAGTCGTCTTAGCCCGGCGACCCATTGCAACAGAATACTGTGCATTAGCTGCAGTAGAATTGCCTATAGCATACGACCCTACGCCAGAGGCAGAAGAGAACCCGCCAAGGCAATACGCATAAGTGCTAGTTGCTGAAGCATTCTTGCCTAATGCAACGGAATAAGCACCGCTTGCAATAGAGTCATTCCCTACCGTTACGGCAGCTAGAGAACTTGATCTATTGTCCTCACCAATGGCAACGGCACCGTTTGAAATAGCCCCATAAGAAGAGCTGTCCCTGCCGATCACAGCAGCAAAACAATTGGCCGCAGAAGCAAAAGAGCCACTCCCAAGCGCAACAGCATTATTACCCGTTGCAGTTGGCTGAACATATGGCCAAACAGAACTAACCCAGTTATCAGCGTATAAAGCAGGAATATCCTCAGCCGCAGCCGTGATAAACACCACCGCAGAGCCAGTTAAGTTGAGTAGTGACCCTGTGCTACTTTCGTCAAGAGTACGCGAGAGAGTGGTCCCAGTACTTGTATAAGTTCCAGAACCAATCTCCCATGCGTCACCGTCCTCAAGGACATATCTTACTACGTCACTATTGGACACACCTGCGTCAGCGAAACTCTGGTAGCCAGTTTCGGCACTTCCAAGGGTAATTGTACCAGTACCTGTCGTACTGGTGCCCATTTTCGCGCGATTAACCAGAGTTACCATATGTATGCACCTTTATGCGATACGGATGATCGCGTTGCTTGCGTCTGCGGTTGGGAACTGGATCGTGAAGTCCCCGTTAGTGGATGTTTTGTCGCCACCAAAGGCCAAAACAATTACAGACTTGTCTGCCTGATCGTCGTTATAAATCAAAGCGCCATTGGCTGTGATTGTAGCTGACGAAAACGTCAAATCAGCAAAGTCAGTAAGTGCCGTTGTACCACTTGTTGTCGGCGTTACATTTGTAAGCGCAGCGCCACCAGCAGTGTACCCTGTACCGCTTGCTTCGTTTGTTGTTGAATACGCCGTTGTAGACGCATTTAGCGTAGCAGAGCTAGTAAACAAAGCTAATTTAAATGTATCACCCGTAGAAGTGGTGAAGTTGTGTGTGCCCGTCAACAGTTCTTTTTTAAAAGACGTACACATTGCTTGCGTGATTGCCATATCATAATCTCCTTATTGCTTCAGCAAGTTCTGGGTGCCCAGCATTCGTGAGGGCATTATACACACTTGTACGGTCACTGCGAATAGATTCTCGCATATAAAATGCAACGACCTTTTCCATGTGTCTTTGGAACGCTTTAGCCTGATCTCTTATGGCCGGGTGGGCGCTATCCGATACACTGATGAGTTTTTCAACACAGCGTTCTGCAACTTCTTCTGGAGTAAATCCACGACCCTCAGTTGTTTGTACATTAACAACGGGGGTTTCTGGCACATTGAGGTCCAACTTAAACATTATTGTTTATCCCTAATAACTTGACCAACCCGATAGTTTTGAGTGGTTTCCTTTGCTTCACCAAGCATTTTTAGGCCGATCATTGCCTCTTGAAACCGCTTATCATAAAGACCCATCAAATCGGCATCACCCTTCATAAAAATGTATGCCTCAGACAAAGCGCCATACAATAAACAAAGTTCAGCGTTCTCACTCAACCATGTTTTATCGTTTGCAGGATTGCTTACCGCAGTGAGACTAGAGGGACGATACATGTAGTGTAATTCCACGGCATAATTAGAACTTGGTGTGGGGGCAAGAATAAAGTTATCTACGTCAAATTGTGCGTAGTACTTTGGCTCACCTGTTACAGTTTGATCTGGATTATACGTTTGTACAAAGCTTACATCTTTAAACTCAACAAAGTTTTTATCGCCATTTGAGTCCGTATAACTTAATGAAAACGGAGCGAGAAAGTCACTAGGACATTGCAAAAAGCGGTTGCTTGAAGAAAGGTTTGCACTTTGGTTTTTAATGAAAAGACTCAATTGCACGTTTTTTAAGATGCGCTCTTCTGCGGACTTAATAAATATAGGAAGATTTGAAACAAAAGTCGTTTCGCTGTTTTCCGTATAATCCTGTATTGCCTGTTTTAGCTGATCGTATGTAAAACTCATGTTATAAGCACCGTTACTTGTCCAACACCGCCAGATAGTGCTGAAGTAGTTTCTAACTCAGAAGGCATTTGAGCCACAGCAGAAGTGGACCAGTTTCCACCCCCTAAATAAACGATCCCATTTGTGGTAATTACCATAAACGGCGTTTCGGGGTTTTCTGGTTGAGGTCTTGCGTCTTTTAATGCTTGAGCATCCGACACCTTTCTAAAAGGACCTAGCTGCGGCTGTTTAGTCTCAAACTCATCTCTACCAACAAGCAAGCCGTTCCACTCTTTTCGCATATCTTTATACCGATACCGAAAACCGGACCGATCAGATATTGCGTAAGAGTTTTTACCTGTGGCAAACTTCGACATTGTTAAACCCTAAAGTATTCGTACCGAGGTACGACGTTAAACGAGGCCCTATCACGGTCTTCTGTCATAGCGCGCTCAAACTCTTCTTCATAAGCGGCTTTTAAGATTTGAATCCGTTGCGGAGCGCGTTTAATAGCAATGTAATAAGCTAAACCCGCCGCTAAACAGGGGTAGAACCTAAAAGGCATGTCCGAGCTGTTAATAAACGTGTCGGCATCTTGCATCCGAGTCAAAGCATCGTAAAAAACAATGTCGGTGCTGTTTTCAGGTACAGGCCAAAGCTGTAGGTTAGGTGTTATCTGACGATCTAAAAAGAACTGAGAAGGGCGACCTTGAGTAGTCTTGTTTGGAATGGTCAAAAACTCTTCTCGGCTGTACCTGTCTAGAGCATAGTCGGTGTTATCACGGCGAACAACTACTGAAAGAACGTCAATAACATCCGCGTCAATCAGATAATTGCCCGTTCCTTGCGTAACTGCTTGACTACGCTGTTTTATTGTCCATTGATTTAGACCGCGGTTTGCCCACTCCGCAAGCATAAGGTTTAAAGACCGTTTCGCAGTCTTTAAATCATACCCTGTTCGGACCTCTAAACCACACCGTTCAAAAGCCTCTTCAATGTAATCAGCAACGTCTAATTCAAAGTCGGATGTCCCAGATAACGCCATTTTAACCTACTTTTTAGATTTTCTAGAATACGCCATGTTACCAAGCCTTACAAGACCAATAGCGGGCCGTGAACTTGTCTTTTGCAGTGTCACACGAGTGCCGAGCCCTAAAGTTCTTGCGACGACCGGGCTGATCTTTTTTAATGGACATGTTTTGGTCACCAAACCGAACAAGCTTTATTTCGCTGCCCTTTTTAGCCAAAACGGCACTCTTTTTAGACGCGTTGGGGGTCCTTTTAGGCTTGTTAAAACCGGAAAAGGACTCCCCGCGGTATTTTATTCGTCCCGAAGGTGTTCTAGTTACGTCTTTTGTCGTAGCCATAGATCCCTCACTTCTGAATAAACAAACTCTTAGCTGTAAAACACCGTTACCGACGTACACGCGGTAAAGGTGGCTACATAGATATCTGCAACGCGAATACCCTCATCCGGAATGTTTACGGAATGAGTGTCCGAAGCGTCTAAGTCCATGTCTAAAACAGTAGAACCCCCGTTCCCGTCTGAGATAGTCAGACGGGGTGACCCGGTGGTTGTTTTAACTTGAACCTGACGTATGCGCGCAGGACCGACACCAGCAGAACCAGTGGCCGTCAAACGTTTAGCTCTTACATCAGAACCTGCCATTGAAGTCTCCTATTAGCTGAGTGCAGCGCCAACAGCAGTAACCCAAGCCGCGCCCGTGTTAATAACGATACAATACTCGTTATTTCCAGCGCCATTGTCGCTGACAATGTAAGCCGTTCCAACAGCAACGGAACCAAAAGCAGGGAGGTTAGCAGTCGTAACTACGGGGATTTGGAAACCGTTGTTGGAACGAACGGGTCCGGAAAAAGTCGATAGAGCCATGAATATCTCCTGTCGTGGCTAGTGTCAGCCGCACCATGCGACTGTCAGGAATAAAACTAGTATACAGACTATTTAAACAAAAGAAAGGGGCCACCGAAGTAGCCCCAATCAAACCTAACAAGGTTAAGTTATTAAGCTGCGCCCGGAGTCCCGAACACTGAACGCCAATCGGATACACCAAAGGAGTAACGCTCACGAGCTTTAAACCGCATGTTACCCGTGTCAAAATCGCCTTCCATGGCAGTTTTGATTGGGGAACGGTTAAAGTACTTAAAGCCG